CATCGAAGTGTTGTAGTATAATGTTTACCAAGGTTTGCTTGCCTCTACTACTGCAGAATGTAAAGCACGAATCTGCCCTGGAGTATCAATACCATTGAAGTCTCTCATCCCAGATTGTCCATACCGCATTTCTTTTACATACTTGAAACCAAGTTCAGTTAGTGTCTCTAACATTTCTTTTTTATACCAAAGATGTTTATGTTCGCCACCTTGATACATAAGACCTTCAGCACATTGAAGTTGCTTAGATAAATGTTCAGTTCCTTCCGGAGCAAACTTGTGTTTGAGAATATAGAATTGATAATAGTGTTCAACAAAAGGATGCTCATCTAGGTTAGCATCTTGTCTAAGAAAGTCTACAAAGTCCATTGGAGGCCAAACAGTGCGAATTGTTCCTCCTGGCTTCATCACTCTATACATTTCTTTGAAGAATTTTATTCCTTCTTCTTTTTCTAGATGTTCAATAAAGTGTTCGTTATAGACACCGTTGTATTGATCATCCATAACTCCTCTCATTGGGAGTTTACGCATATCGTATACCATACAACCTGGAGCAGGTACATCTCTCACTCCATCCCAGTTAATACCTCTATTTTGATTTGGGGCAATTTCTAGATATCTCATAGTGTCAATTTCATTAGTGTCTCAATATCTTCTCCTTCATTGGGAATTATATCCTTATGAAAGAAATGTAAGAAGTGAGCCTGTTGCATCTTTTCATGTGGTATAGCATTGAAAAGACCATTCCATTTCCAATGAAGATGCTTTTGTTTCATCTTCTCTTCTCGTACCCAAGTATTCAATAATGTTTGATCAGTAGACCATTTCCAAGGTCCTAAACCATCTATGAAACCTTTGAACCTGGCTCTCATCAAAAACTGTCTAGGAGTCTGGCCATACAAGTATCTAGCGATCTTATTACTCATCAACATAAGTCCCATGTTATAGAACTCAGCTCCATGTTGATTCCACTTCCAGTCAATGTGTTTTAACATTTGATATTGCATTATAGAATAGTTTGTAATCTTTTCAAAGTACCTTGGAGTCAAAGGCATTTGTCTTTCAATGACCCCAGCAAATTCTGTATCATGATCTAACTCATCAAAGAGGTTTGGACTATTTGGTCTAATCCATATATCACCATCTACAATGGCTATTTGATCATAACGATCGAAGTAAGCAAATGCGTTCTCCTTTTCATAGATAGGAAGAAAGCCACCATGTTTACCATAGGACTCATCACTTCTATTAGTAGCGAAGACATCTGGTTTAATTTTTAAGATAGGTTCTCTTTGTATGACATGATCAATACCATGTTCTTTACAATATGTTGCAACAGACTTTGTACAGTGATCGTATAGTCTCTTACGAGGTCCTGTGTATACTTGATATATTAGTCTTTTCATAACTATTCACTTCATCTATTATAATTCTTGCAATTCTCAACGCTTCTTCAAAGCTAGGTCTAAACCGATTGGATCTAACCCCATACTTAACAAACCATTTTAAATTTGTTATAGTTCCATTATAGTCTTGTAACTTAAAATCTTCAACAATTAATTCCCATTGTGATCTAAGGGAAAGAATTTCAGGTAAGGATTTGTTTATCATCAGTATCTGCATCATACATTACTTCTTTTAGTTCTTTACCAATGTACTTATCATACTTTGTAACTTCTTTAATTTTTAAATCTTTGTTTTGAGATCCTATTTTATGATTGTTTTTCTTTTTGTTTTTAGGATCATAGCGAGAGAATTTTGCCATCAGATCGATTCCTGTCCAAAGTTTCTAGTGTCTTCTATCTCAGTAGCCAGTTCTTGATAGCCACCTATATGTCTACCATTCCAAAATACTTGAGGGACTGTACGTACATGATCCAGTTTCTCTTGAAGTTGAGTCAGCACTCCTGGCTCTTGAATTCCTTTGTAAGTATAAGTGAGTTGATTATCCTCGCAAAGTTTCTTTGCTCTCTCACACCATACACAATTTGTGTCACCAAATATTTCAATCATTATAGACCCCTTTTAATCTATATTCAACATTTCTTTTGTTAGAAGATAATCTCTAACCATCCCTGATCTTACTATATCATCCCATCCAAACTGAATAATGGAAAAGTCTTTCATTTGTTCTATAACAGAAGTAAACTTAAAAACTCCATCTCTCTCATCTTGAAACTTAAAATCGCTTTGTTTATAATCACCACAGAATATTATTTTTGAATTTTGTCCTACTCTTGTGATAATACTATCGAGTTCATGAAAGTTCATATTCTGCATCTCATCAACTATTATGATAGATTCATTAAATGTGGTACCTCTTATAAATGATGTAGATTCAAATAATACTTGGTTTGATGAAGTTAATTTATTCCAAGAACTTTTATCATTAAATAATTCGTTACATATATTTTTATATGGGGAAGTGTAAGCTTCCTTCTTTTCTTCCGCAGTACCAGGAAGGTATCCTATGTCTCTTGTAGGAACAATAGATCTAATTAAGACTATTTGTCTGTAGTAGCTATCAGAATCTAAAAGATCTTCAAGAGCCATGTATAATGCTATAAATGTTTTTCCAGTACCTGCTGATCCAGCTAGTACTAAATTATCACCCTCACCCCAAGCTTCAAAAGCAACTTTCTGGTTTGCAGTAATAGGTTCATATTGAAGCAAGTCGTCCATACGGACGGTCATAGAATTATTCTTACCCAAAATATCCTCAATCGTTAATTGTGTTGTGTCTCATCGATCCTGACTTGACTCTAGACAATACGTCTTTCCATCCGTCACCTGCTTGTCTTAGGGTACCGGTTACATTAGTTACACTTTTGGGAGTTGATAATTGCTGAGACCATTCACCCTCAGACAACACTAGTTCGCGTTCTGCAAAAGAAAGAATCATATCTTTCTCTTCTCCAGTTGTTTTATTAATCATAGTATAAGTTGGCATAGTTACCTTTAAATTGCTAATTGCTTCTCAGTTATGTGTTTTTCCAGATAGTAACGTTTACGTTTTATTTTAGAAATGAGCTCATTCTTGCCCCTCTTTTCTAACTTCTTTATATATTCATCCAATTCAATAACATCTTGTCTTAGTCTATCTAACTGCGTTGGCATGCAATCTCCTTTTAAATTTGTTACTTACGAATTAAATCTGGAAAAGCCTCCTTTACTATTTTCTTTGTTATTCCTTTAGCCAATTGCTTTTTATCTTTCATTAGACAAAGCAAGTCAGCTTCTGTTGGATGCAAAGCTTCACATAACCTAATAAAAATAGCTTCGCGCTTAACAGCTGCCATTTCATCTCCTTTGCCACCTTTGGCAAACCAGATAAATTGTTTATTTTGTAGGTGAAGGTTTGAGGGATGGTTTCGTTCCTCGCTAGCTTCGAATGGAGGTTTACCGGGTGGTAAATTCCACTGAATACTATCATCATAGGCACCTCTTAACAAATCTTTGAGAGCCCAAGTCTCATTTTGTTTTAACACTTGAATCTTTTCTTCCCGTGTTTTTGCTTTTGAAGCTACTTCAATTACTTCATAAACTAATCTAGCCATTATACAAAATCCTCAACGTTTTCTAACAATAATCTACATCGCTTTGCAATCAAATGATTAAAAACCATCTTTTTATCTGTAGGTGGTTTCTGTTCGTCATAGTTATATATAATTTCTTCTTTGACTAGATCTGGCGTCATAGAAAGATTTATTAATTTATAATTGCGTTGATAGTTACGATATATCTCTTCACCCATACAAGTAGGATCGTTTATTAGCTGGTCAATCATTTTTTGTCTTAATGGTGTTTGTCTTATACCTTCACTAAAGGAATTATCTCCACTAAGAACATTAGGTACTCCATCAGCCTGATCACCTTTGAGGATTAGTTCCTGCAATTGTTTACGAGGGTGTTCTTCTTTGATAAGTCTTTTCTTCATAGGAGAATATTGAAATACATTATCATACTTTTGTAACTGTACAAAATCTTTATCTGATGATACAATTAATACATTCTCATGTTTACCAAACTCTTGTGTGTTCTCTACAAGTGTGGCTATGATATCATCAGCTTCACATCGTTCATGTTCCACTACTTTGTAAGGAAAGTTTTCTTTGAGCTCTTCTAGAACTAAGTTAGTTATTCTAAATAACTCATTCCAATCCATCTTGGATTCTTTACGAGCATCTTTACGTTTGTACTTGTAGTTTGGAAAGACATCATATCTCCAGTTACGTTTGCCGTCTGTACAGATAACCAATTCTCCAAACTTGTTTTTGTTCTTAGATCTATACATCCTCAAACTATTCAAGATCATATGTCG